GGGTGGAGCAAGTAGTTTTGATGCGGTTTTAACACCAAATTACTTGATGCCAGAGGTGCAAGTTGGTACAGTTACGATAGTTACAACGTAGGAGTTAATCATGGCAAAAAGTGATATGAAAGAAGACATGGCGATGGACAAGAAACAGGACGTCGCTATGATTAAAAAAGCTTTTAAACAGCACGACTCGCAAGAGCATAAAGGCGGTAGGGGTACTAAACTCAAGCTTGCCGCTGGCGGTGTTACAAGCAAAGCAATGATGACAATGGGGCGAAATATGGCTCGTGTTGCTAACCAAAAAAACACTGGAAGGGGTCGATAATGGCTAAGATCAACAATTTACCTGCATCAGCTTACGCAGCCCCTCATACAATGAGCGGTAAAAAAGTGGGCATCAGTGAGACCACTGGCCCAAGCAATAAACAATACATGAAAGACGCTAATGTGTCTGTTGCCAATACACACAGCAATGACTATAACGGCGTTAAGACATCAGGTATTAGAATGCGCGGTGTTGGATGCGCTACCAAAGGTGTGATGTCAAGAGGGCCAATGGCTTAAAGGTACGGCATGAACTATACGCAGTTAAAGACAGCCATTCAAGATTACACCCAAAACTACGAAACTACTTTCGTAGCGGATTTGCCTGTCTTTATCACGCAAGCTGAACAGCGTATTTATAACTCTGTTCAGTTTCCTTCCATTCGTAAGAATGTGTTGGGTATTTTGACAGCCAATAATAAATATTTGAGTTGTCCTCTTGATTATTTATCCACATATTCTTTAGCTATTTATACGGCTCCTGCAACAGCGCCTACGGGTTCAGGGACAGCAGGCGCGTTTACCATAACGGTGTCAAGCCCTACAGGAATTGTAGTAGGCCAGTATGTAACGGGCACAGGCATTGGTACGGGCGCTTATGTAACAGCTATCTCTACAAATACTATTTCTTTATCAATAGCCAATAGTGCTACGGTATCTGGAGCAATCACTTTCCAAGGCGAGTATTTGTTTTTGCTCAATAAAGACGTTAACTTTATCAGGCAAGCGTACCCAACACCGACTTCTACGGGTACACCCCAATACTACGCTTTGTTTGGCCCAGCGGTTAGCGGTAGCACAATCAGTAACGAGTTGACTTTTATTCTTGGCCCAACACCTGATGCTAACTATAACGCTGAGCTGCATTATTACTATTATCCTGAGTCTATTACAACTGCATCCAGTGGTCAGACTTGGCTTGGGGATAATTTTGATACTGTGCTACTCTATGCTTCCTTGGTCGAGGCTTATACCTTTATGAAGGGTGAGCAAGACATGATGCAGTTGTACAACACCAAGTTCATGGAAGCTCTTGCATTGGCTAAACGTCTGGGTGATGGTCTGGAACGTCAAGATGCGTACCGTACTCCTCAGTTTAGGCAAGGGGTTAACTGATGTCTTTATACCAAACGGCTACTACCAGCTTTAAAGTTCAGTTAGCTCAAGGTTTGCATAACTTTGGGCCAACCAGCCCTAATACGTTTTACATTGCTTTGTTTACTGCAAACGCCACCATTAACGCGTCTACCCCTACATACAACACATCTCTTGTTGGGGAGGTTGTAGGCACAGGTTACACGCAGGGCGGTAAACAATTAACAATTGTCACAACGCCTACATCAGGGGACGCCAACGGAACAACCGCTTATTGGTCTTTTGCTGATATAGCATGGTCACCTGCGGCGTTTACAGCTCGGGGCGCCATGATTTACAATACAAGTCAAAGTAACGCATCTGTTTGTATTCTTGACTTTGGTGCGGATAAGACCTGTACCAACTCATTCACGATTCAATTTCCAACCGCTGTGGCCTCCAGTGCCATATTACGAATAGCTTAAAGGAGCCACCATGACAATCGAAAAACTCAAAGCCACGGACATTGTTGCTAGTGGTCTATCTTGTAACACCAAAGCCGCAGAAGATGCGCAAGCTACTGGTGTGTTCCACATGGTATGCCGTGATAAAGATGGCAACTTAAAGTGGGAAGCCACTTCTAAGAACCTCGTAGTCAATGTGGGTCTTCAGTACATGGCTGGTTCAGCTTTGACTTCCACTACACAGATCACTTCTTGGTATCTTGGCTTGTATGGCGCTGGCGCTTCTAACACCCCTGCGGCTGGAGACACCATGAGTTCCCACGCTGGCTGGACAGAAGTAGTACCTTATAGCAATGCAACTCGTGTAGCAGCTACTTTTGCTGCATCGACAAATGCAAACCCATCGGTTGTGACTAATTCTGCATCTCCTGCATCATTTACGATCAACGCCACATCAACTGTGGGTGGGGCTTTCTTAACCAGCGGTAGTGCTAAAAGTGGTACTACTGGCACATTATTCTCTGCTGCTGACTTTGGTTCGCCCGGTGATCGTTCAGTCGTATCTGGGGACTCATTGGCTGTGACATACACATTCAGTTTGGCTGGCTGATATGTCAGCATGGGGTTCCGGTGCATGGGGTGACGGCGGCTGGGGCTTTACGGCTTTTAGTAGCACGGTTGATGAGACTGCGACAGGAACAGATGCGGTAACAGCGTTAGCTAGTTTAGGGTCTTCGGTCAGCGAGACAGGAACGGGGACAGATGCAATAACGAGTGCTCCTGTTTATGCGAGTTCAATTACAGAAACAGCAACAGGGTCGGACGTTGTTACAGCGAAGCAGACTTTTGCGTCACCAATTGTTGAAACGGCTACGGGCAGTGATGACATCAACGCCATTAGAATTTTTTCTGCCACAATAACTGAGACGGGTACAGGGTCAGATGAGGTATTGAGTACCCCCAGTTACAAAAGCGTAATTGCGGAGACAGCGACAGGTACAGATACAACCACATCAGCGTTCCAGTTTTTTGGGTCTGTTACAGAAACGGCTTCAGGATCAGATGTAGTTGTTTCCAAATTAACAATTGGAGCAAGTCTTTCAGAGAGTGCTACTGGCACAGATTCCGTTGGGGCGGCACAGACTTTCCCAACAGTAGTCACAGAGACGGCAACAAGTGCAGATACACTGACGGCAGCAGCGGCTTTTATAGCTTCTATTGTTGAGTCAGCAACCGGAACAGATACAGTAAACGCACGGCGTTTATGGGAGTTAATAGATGACAGCCAGTCTGTTACATGGCAAAATGTTGATGATTCAGAATCAACGACTTGGACGGTGATTTCTACAGTTTAGGAGAATTAAATGACTACAGGCGCAACGGGCCAATTAGGGCTTGCTCTTCCAGTACAGGGGGAGTTATCCGGTACATGGGGTAACACCGTTAACAACGGGATTACTGAGTACACAAATATTGCTATTGCAGCTACGTTGACTTTAACAGGTGACGGTGCAGTAACTCTTGCAAACACCACAGGTGATGCGTCGGCTACTAATATTGTATCCAGCCTCACAGGTGCGGGTACAGTTACAGCGCAGTTTGCTATTGTTAAAATTGCGGGTACGCTTACAACTACAAAAGTAGTGACCGGCCCAAGTTACAGTAAGACATATGTAGTCGATAACACAGCCACTGGTGGCGCAGTAACATTCAAAGCATCAGGACAATCAGGCGTTTCTGTCGCTGTTGGTGAAAAATGTACTGTGTATTACAACGGCACGGACTATGTAAAAATTGCCACCAGCACATCTGGAGCAGGCACCGTAACCGCAGTATCAGTTGTATCGGCTAACGGGCTTGCAGGCACTAGTTCAGGTGGCGCAACTCCAGCTTTGACTTTATCAACATCCATTACAGGTGTTTTAAAAGGCAATGCAACGGCAATCTTAGCGGCAGTAGCGGGGACAGATTATGTAACTCCAACAGGTACGGAAACCCTGACCAACAAGACGCTGACCTCTCCAACTCTTACAGCCCCTGTTTTAGGCACGCCATCAAGCGGAACTTTATCCTCATGCACTGTTGACGGTACAGATTCTGTAGGCTTTAGGAACATCCCGCAAAATGCTCAAACGGGGAGTTACACGCTTGTTCTTACTGATTCAGGCAAGCATATTTATCATGCTTCTGGTGCTGGTGCAGCAACTTACACAATCCCTGCCGCATCTTCTGTTGCGTACCCGATTGGGACGGCAATTACTTTTATCAACCTCTCAGCAACTTCAATCAGCATTGCCATTACAACCGACACAATGTATTTATCTAGTGCGGGTACAACTGGCACACGTACTTTGGCTCAATACGGCTCCGCAACTGCAATTAAAGTTTCTGGTGTTTCATCATCAGGTATTTGGGTTATTTCGGGGAGTGCATTGACATGAGCGGTGTACAACAAGCTGTTTTTCAAAATCAACGGTCTTTTGGTGCACCCCCGGGACAGCAAGCATATACAACTGCGGGTACATTCTCATGGGTCGCCCCTGCTGGTGTGACTTCAGTTTCTGTCGTTGCAATTGGTGCTGGGCCTTGTAACCCCGGTTATGCTGGCGGAAGTGGTGGTGGTGGCCTTGGCTACAAAAATAACTATTCTGTTACCCCCGGTAATAGTTACGCGCTCAGAGTAGGAAACACAACCAGAACGATTGTTAATAACAGTTCATATTTTGTTAGCACATGTGTAGTTAGTGGCGGCGGCGGTAGTTATGGTTCTGGTAGTGCGGGTGGTTCTGGAGGAACTTATACCGGTGATGGCGGTGGCAATGGCGGCGCTGGTGGAACTCCAGTTATTTGCTGTTCAACTTTTGAGGGCGGCGGTGGCGGCGCAGGTGGTTATTCAGGCGCTGGTGGCAAAGGCGGTAATAATAATGTAAATGGTAATGCTGGTTCTGGCGGCGGTGGGGGCGGCGGTGCAGGTGCTAAACCTACGGTTGCTGGGCCGGGTGGAGGCGGTGGCGTAGGTATATTGGGACAAGGTTCTAGTGGCGCTGGTGGTACTGTTTATCCGGGCGCTATTAATGGTGGAAGTGGTTCTGGTGGATCTAGCGCTTCAAGTGGAGCTGGTGGCGCGTATGGTGGCGGTGGCGGGGGTGGTAATAATACTAGTGGTACTGGTGCGGTTCGCATCATTTGGCCCGGCAACACCCGTAGTTTCCCCTCAACTTGCACGGGGGATTTATAAATGAATTTTTATATTGAAACTGAAAATGGCTTAGTTAAAAATCACCCTGCTTTTGAGGATAACCTTATAGAAGCATTTGGCTCTGTCCCTGAGCAATGGGAGTTATTTATTCGTGTTGAGCGTCCTATTTTGGGTGTTTATGAACTATTTACCGCAGAAGAGCCAACATACGAAAAAGTAAATGCTGTTTGGACTGACGTATGGCATAAGAGAGATATGACTGCGGAAGAAAAAGCGGCAAAACAACAAGACGTTATTACAGTATTTAACAGTCGTAAACAAGCACAAAATTGGTCTGCATGGACTTTTGATGAAGCTACTTGCACAATGCAACCGCCCATTCCCCGTCCAGAACTTATAGAGGGTGTGTTTGTATTTTGGTGCGGTGCAGATAGCAACTGGAAAGAAGCTCCTACTCGTCCAGAAGGCGAGTACAAGTTTGACTTCATTGCATGGACTTGGGTAGCAATATGAGCAAAGTAACAAAAAAACCAAAAGTATGCAAAGCCGCTGAGTCAGTGGCTCAAGTTGTTCAAAACACACAGCTCCAAGTTGCGTATCATTTTCCTTGCCCTATCTACATCATTGAGCGTCCCGACTTTTTAGATGCTGTTAATGTGGTTTCTGAAGAGGGTTTGGCAGAGTCCCGTAAGACTCAATCGCTTAATGAAATCTACCCCTTGTACATGACAAACAATTACTTTGGTGACCCCCGTATGGCGGGGTTTTCTGAGTTTATTGGTGCAACGGCTTGGAACATCCTCAATGAGCAGGGTTATGCCATGCAGGACAAGGCGGTGCAATTCACAGAAATGTGGACACAAGAACACCACAAGCATTCCGCAATGGACGCACATGTTCATGGGTTTGGTTCACAGATCGTAGGGTTTTACTTTCTTGAGACTCCAGAAGACGGTTCTAGGGTTGTGTTTCACGATCCCCGTGCGGCTAAGGTTCAGATTGATTTGCCTGAACAAGACGTGAACATGGCAACTCCGGGTAGCAAAATGATTAACTTTACGCCAAAACCCGGCATGATGATCTTTGCTAATTCATGGTTAATGCACTCATTTACACGTCATGCGGCTGATAAACCTATTAAGTTTGTTCACTTTAATTTGACGGTAATCCCTGCCCAACCAACATGCAACATTCCACCAGCCGCTGAAATTATATGAACACGTACCAAATTCGGTTCAACAAAAACCGTGGACAGGCAGGTCGTGGGACAATGGATCATGTTTGGCGTGTGTTTGAAAATGGCAAAGAATACTTGTTCAAGAACTTGGACATCACGGTTTCAGTCAAAAGCGAGAAAGACGCTAATGGTCAGGATTACAACATTGTTTGTAAAGGCTATTTAACAATAGACCGTGATACTTCAACAGCTTTAATAGGAGCTAAAAATGGCGACAAAATTCATTCAGAAAGCAATCAAACATCCCGGAGCTTTGCGTAAAGAGCTGGGCGTTAAAGAAGGTAAAACGATTCCTGCAAAGAAGCTGGCGGCCGCTGCAAAAAAACCCGGGAAACTGGGGCAGCGTGCCCGTTTTGCTGAGACATTAAAAAGCTTTAAAAAGTAATGGATCCAATTACCATCTTTGCTGCGTGTAAGGCGGCCCATGCAGGAATCAAAGAATGCGTGGAGCTTTATAACGAGTTCAAGGAAGATGGTAAAGATTTATCGAGCATAGTCACCGACATCAGTCAGCATTTGGGTAAGTTCTTCACGCACAACGAGGAGTTCAAGGTTGCTGAGAAGGAAGCTCAAAAGGTTCCTTTACCCAAAAATATTTCTATCAACGAAGAAGCCATGAACAGGGTATTGCGTCAAGAACAGATGACGCAGATGGAAACTGATTTGAGAGAGATGATTATCTATCAGGTAGGAATGCCGGGACTCTGGTCTAAGTTTGCTGATATGCGGGTAGTGGTGCAAAAAGAACGTGAGAAAGTTGAGCGTGAGCAAAAAAAGCCGTGGCAGAAGCTGCGTACAGACGTAGACTTCTTATTGAAAAGTACCAAGTACGGGCAACCGTTTGCGCTGCAATTTTGATTCTAGTGCTTGAGTTTGTTGGATTAATGTACTATGTTAATAACGAGTATCAAAAGTCTAAATATCATTTGGATTCAAGGTAATGTTTAGTTTATTCAACCCGTGGGTACTACTGAGTGTAATACTTACGATCACAGGAGCATATTTTTATGGTCACCACGCAGGATATAAAGAATGTTATGACGAGGCTGTGGCAAAGGTTGCAAGAGCTAATCAAGAAGCTCGTGCCAAAGAAACCGAGCTAAACGCCAAAGTAACTACAACCACAAATGAATTGAGGAAGGCAAATGATGAAGCACAGACTAAGATTTTCAAGCTTACTGCTGACGTGCAGTCTGGGGCTTTGCGCTTGTCAGTCCCCT